CTTTATCAAGTGCCCAGGCCCCTGGAGTGTGGCTAACTAAGGATGGGTAGCCTTCCCGATTGGGAAGCCTACTACCTTTTATTAGAGCACACGACAGAGGTGTGATTCGGTTAGTTTTAACTATTCTTTTATGTAGTAGAGCGATCCGAGCATGGAAAGTACCATCTTACGATAGTATTACCACGCCTGGAACAGCTGGTGAAGGTATAATTACCGACATCAGACTGGTCACTCCATTACTTTTAAGAAGAATGAAACTTTCCAAATCAGATCGAATCACCTGGAGCCGTCACCCTGTGATGACCGCTAGGGGCCCTATGGGAATGGCGGTTTGGACAGCCTTAAACTGTATTCCTTTAATCATGGCAGATTCTGCCTAGATTGCTGGAATTTCAGCTTTGGCTCCCGAACTTGTCACTTCCATTAAGGCAATCCCAAGATCTTTCATTTCATCCTGGATATAGGAATACCCTTCAAGATATTATAGTCTTGGAAGATTATCCATTATCCGGGATGTTGATGGAAAATCGAGGGTTATTGGTATGTTAGACTTTTGGTCACAAAGTTCGTAGAACCCATATAATGAGTTCTTTATGAACACCCTAAGGAGATTAACTCCTATGGATTGTACCTTTGGTCAAAGCATCCAACCCTTCGGTTCAGCCAAACATCCTTACTATTCATTTGACCTAACATCGGCAACAGACAGATTTCCAGCCGTCGTGACTGGAGACCTTGTCTCTGCTTAGTTTGGACAAGTGATAGGGGATGCATGGTTGAAAGTCATCAAAGGAAGAGGTTTTCTCACACCGGAAGGAAACACTATTTTTTATAGTGTTGGCCAACCGATGGGAGCTTACTCTTCCTGGTCTTCCTTTTCACTATCTCACCACTTAATTGTACAATATTCAGCTTACAAAGTAGGTTTTACCCACTTGTTTGAAGATTATCGTATATTAGGTGATGATCTAGTGATTAGAAATACCAGAGTGGCTGAGTCCTACGTAAAAGTTATGAAAGAACTCGGTGTGTCCATCAATATGGACAAATCTTAGGTAAGTAAAACTACCTTTGAATTTGCCAAAAGGGTGTTCCACCAAGGTCTTGAAATAACTGGCTTCCCAATAAACGGTTAGATTAATTCAATCCATCACTGGAGAGAGTTAACCTCCGTTTTATTGGAAAGTTCACGTAGAGGCTTTACCCTAACTCTAACTCTAAGTACTCTCGTCCCATTGCTTACCATTGTCGGGAACATTCCTTAGGCTCACGCCGAAAGGATTGCCCGTAATATGGTTAGCATGATTTGGTTTTCAGGAGGCTCCAAGATGGAAGATACCCTCTCTTTACGAGAGTTATTTTCTATCTGGAAAATTCCTGTTGGATGTCACTGGAGTGATGCAACCATCCGCAACCTTGCGGTTGAATGCTTAGCTCAAGTGAAAGCCAACCAAATCTGGGATTCTCTATTAACTCAAGTTAAATCAGTAAATGGTTTATATTCTGAGATAATTGAGAAATACGGTCAATACTTAGAAGGCTTTGACTATAGCGCTTGGAAACTTCCTTTGATGGAAGTGACCAAAGCTAATGTCAGAGATCTTCAAAGCGATTAGGATACTTTGAGAGAAATGGGAAGAAGTGGAAGTTTTGAAGACATGGTCTTCGAACTAAAACATCGTCCTACTTTCAATCCAAGGATCCTAAGACCGGATTCGAGAAGTACTCAACTTAGTGGAACGGGAGCTACAGTGACTAAAGCTTTCGCTTTAGCCCGTAACAGCAGAACTGCTGTCATGTCTGAGCTCATGTCCCAGGACTAAGTCGACGCTAGGCGCCTTTCATTCCGCCAACTAAAAGTTGGGGTCTTTCGGGATCCCAGCGGGGAGTTGGTGAGTAGTGC